AACTCCTGAGCAAATGGAAAAACTCAACCAGCTGATGAGTGGTGAATTGATTGTTGGCCCTGACGCCACCAACGCCACTGAACTGTTGTATGACATTGTGGGCGATGACGAACTGTTTGATATTCTCAACGACTTGGCTGACCGGTCAGAAGGTCGTGCCAACATCTGGGACGATTCAGATGTACAACGCAGACTGGCCGAACTGGGCGTTCAAACTCCTCAAAGCACTGCGGCAGAACCTGCTGATGTGCCTCAAGACACAGCACCTGAAGTCAAAGAAGATCAGTTAGATGAAATTGATATTGACACATTGAATCAGTTGGCCAGTCACCCAATGGCTGGTACAATGGCCGCTGCAGGTGGTGCTGCCATTGGCGGCGTAATTGGTAAAGGCATTGAAAAGGCTGCTGATTGGTACAAAGGTAAAAAAGAACAACAAGCACTTGCTCGACATAAGCAGCAAGGTGTAGCAGAAGGCGACAACATGTCTACATTTGTAGAAGATCGTGAATTGGCTGAAATGCTCAAGTACGCTGGCGTGCCCATCAAAGAAGGTGTACTCAAAGATGACACAAGAAACACCTGGGACCATTTGTTGGACCGTTTCCGTCATGAAGTTGAACAGTTCCGACAAGGCAGTGACCTAGATTCGGACTTGTATGATGCACTGTTTGATTATTATGACCAACATGGTGCAATGCCATACCGCGTACGAAACGCCAAAGATGGCACCGCAAATCAATGGATAAGTAGTCGATTAGCTGATGATCTTGGCATTGATGAAGGAGTACTTGGCACAGTTGGCGGTGCTGCTTTGGGTGGCATGCTGGGCGGACCAGTAGGTGCGGCTGTGGGTTCAACCGCCGGTCAAGAAATGACCAAAGGTGGATCAGGACTAATTGAAGGATCCTGCAACATGACTGCTGAAGGCTCCTACTGCCCAGAACATGGCTTAATGGAATGTGGCAGCATGGAAGAAGATGGCGGCGCAGTGGGCATGCCTTACAGCATGGGCGAAGCACAAGCACCGCAAGACCCAATCAACAGCAACAGTGCAATGACCGGTTCATACTATGAAGGCAAAGAAACTGATATCCAAGAAGGCGATGCACTTCTGGCAAGAATAAAATCATTGGCTTTGCTCAGATGATATAAATACTCTTGACACGTAGACAAAAAGCGCATATACTACTACAGTGTTTGCGCTTTTTTGTTTGTGAGTCACAGGCAACTAAGATCTAAACATTTAGATAGGCAACATAACATAGGCAACTTATCAAGGAGAAAAAACTATGGCATCATTAGCAGAAATCAGAGCAAGACTACAGGCAGCAGAGGGCAACAAAGGTGGGCAATCCACCGGTGGAGACAATTCAATTTATCCACATTGGAACATGGAAGAAGGGCAAAGTGCAACACTGCGATTCCTTCCCGATGCAAATACAAAAAACACATTTTTCTGGCAAGAACGAGCAATGATTCGTTTGCCTTTCGCTGGCATCAAAGGCGAAGGGGATTCCAAGCAAGTGTACGTGCAAGTACCTTGTGTGGAAATGTGGGGCGAAGCATGTCCTATCTTGGCAGAAGTGCGCACCTGGTTCAAGGACAAGAGCCTTGAAGAAATGGGTCGCAAGTACTGGAAGAAACGCTCATACATCTTTCAAGGCTTTGTGCGTGAAAACCCACTTAGCGAAGACAAGACTCCGGAGAATCCCATCCGACGTTTCATCATCGGACCACAAATCTTTGCCACCATCAAGGGCGCATTGATGGACCCTGAACTGGAAGAAATGCCCACAGACACCCTGCGTGGCTTGGACTTCCGTATCACCAAGACCAGCAAAGGTGGATATGCTGACTACTCGACATCCAAATGGGCACGTAAGGAATCAGCATTGACCGAAGCTGAGCAGGCTGCAATTGCCACACATGGTGCATTTGACTTGAGCACATTCCTGCCCAAGAAGCCAGGTGATGTTGAACTCCGGGTCATCAAAGAGATGTTTGAAGCCTCAGTGGATGGACAACCTTACGACACAGAGCGTTGGGGTCAGTACTTCCGTCCTGCAGGTGTACAAGCACCAGGTGGTGCCGGAGCCGCACATGCGGATGAAGACACTCCTGCAGCAGCGGCCAAGCCTGCACTCAAAGTGACCGCACCTGCACCCGCAAGTGACTTTGACGAAGACGACACACCTACAGCAGCCGCACCAGTGGCCAAGCCCGCAGCCAGTGGTCAAAATGCCCAGGATATCCTGGCCATGATCCGTAGCCGTCAAGCCAAGTAATTAATGGCCAAACTATTAGTCAGCGGCGATAGTTGGACTAGCTGCTGGCCATTGGAAGAACGGCTAGGTCATCGAAAGTTTGGATGGCCTAGCCTAGTGTCAGATTATTTTGGTTTTGAATTAATAGATAAATCACGTGCAGGATCTAGCAACTATCGAATTTACCGGAAAGCATTTAATGGTCTATTAGAAGAAGTTGATTTAGTGCTAGTATTTTTAACATCTTGGACACGTTTTGAATCTGGTGCAACATTTGGTCCAAAACCAGGACAAATATATCAACATCTACCCGGGCATACAGACTCGGAGCAAGCATTTAAATTGTTTTTTAATGGATACAAAAATTACAATGACATGTTAACTCAGATTATATCTTTACAATCATTATCAGCAACCAAAAACGTGCCTTGTTTTTTCTTAGACACGTTTTCTGATAACTTGTATCGTGACATCTCAATGAATGAATTCAAAGATATTCTCAAGTTTAATATAGCGGTGTTTGATAACTTAGATGATGAGAGGATAGAAGATAAGTTTAAAACAATTAAAATGTTAGAATCTAATGTCAATTGGACTAAATTTATCGCAACCGAATCCTATCAATCAATAATTCAAGATTGTGTAATAGACTCAGGGCATCCATTGCAAGACGGACATGCAAAAATTGCAAATACCGTAATAAATTTTTTAGAAAGCATGAAGTATGGGAAAACCATTTGACGTAAGCAAGTTCCGCAAGGAAATTACAAAAAGTATTGACGGATTGTCAATCGGATTTAACGATCCCACAGACTGGATCTCAACAGGTAACTACGCATTGAACTACTTGATCTCAGGTGATTTCAATCGCGGTATTCCCTTAGGCAAGGTCACAGTGTTTGCTGGCGACTCAGGCGCAGGCAAGAGCTACATCTGCTCAGGCAACATTGTGAAAAACGCACAAGAACAAGGTATCTTTGTGGTGTTAATTGATTCAGAGAATGCACTGGACGAGGACTGGCTCAAAGCATTGGGTGTGGACACTAGTGAAAGCAAACTGCTGAAACTGAGTATGGCTATGATTGATGATGTGGCCAAGACCATTAGTACATTCATGAGCGACTACAAAGCCCTGCCTGAAGGAGAACGTCCCAAGGTCATGTTTGTTATTGACAGCTTGGGCATGTTGTTGACTCCCACAGACGTCAACCAGTTTGATGCTGGTGAAATGAAGGGTGACCTGGGTCGTAAACCCAAAGCTCTCACTGCCCTGGTGCGTAACTGTGTGAACATGTTTGGCTCATACAATGTAGGCTTGGTTTGTACCAACCACACCTACGCAAGCCAGGATATGTTTGACCCCGATGATAAAATCTCTGGCGGTCAAGGTTTCATTTACGCCAGTTCAATTGTTGTGGCCATGAAGAAGATGAAGCTGAAAGAGGACGAGGACGGCAACAAAGTGAGTGACGTCAACGGTATTCGTGCAGGCTGTAAAGTTATGAAAACCCGCTATGCCAAACCCTTTGAAGGCGTACAGGTCAAGATTCCTTACACCACAGGCATGAGCCCTTATAGTGGTCTAGTGGACTTGATTGAGAAAAAAGAAATGCTCAAACGCGAAGGCAACAGCCTGGTGTTTACCACCAGTGACGGCGAGATTATCAAGAAGTTCCGCAAAGCATGGGAAAAGAACGATGATGGTTGCTTGGACAAGGTGATGACAGACTTCAAGAACATCAAAACTGAGGTAAGTACAGCCGACGCAACGGAGGAATAAAATGTCAGCAGAAGTAGCAAGCGAAATTTGGGGCGAACTAAAAAGATATGTCAACGTGGTAGATCGTATAGATGCTGCCGAAAGCATTGTGTCTATCCTGATTGATCATGACCATGATGTTGAAGAAATCCGGGAAGCCTTCAAAGGTGATTCAGACATCAAGAAAGCCCTGACCGCATATCTTGACAATGACAAGGACTATGCAGAAGAGGAAGAAGAAGAGTTTGATGACGAGGACAACTACAACAAAGAAGATGATTACTAATGTCAAATTATTTTTGTAGCGAAAAATTTACATGGCTTAGTGTTGATTTAGAAAAAAAAACTAATCGTAGTTGTTGTGCGGCACAGCCGCACAACATAGATTTAAAATGGCTAACCACCAATCCAGGTCATTTATTCAACACACCCGAACTTATCAACGAACGTAAAATGATGTTGGACAATCAACCGGTAGCAACATGTGAAGACGTGTGTTGGCGTACCGAGTCACGTGGGATGGTTAGTCGACGCCAACAATTGGGACTTGATACTTTGCAAATATTGCCAGTGTTATCAAGTCCCAATTGTTTACATGTTATAATAGGTAGTACTTGTAATCTTACCTGTGTGTATTGTGCCAAAGAGTATAGTAATGCATGGTATAGAGACATCAAAACCAATGGAGAATACTTTGATCATCCTCGATTTAACATCACCAATCAAGATAAAATACTAGACAAACTAAGTCAAAACTCCGTGATAGAAAGTAAAGATTACCAGGCATTGATATCAGAGCTACATCAATTTGATAAGTTAAAATCTATTTACATTAGTGGTGGTGAACCATTTTTATACAATAATCTAGAAAATTTACTAAATCAATTTGATCCGGCAATAGAAATTAATCTTTTTACCGGATTAGGAGTTGACACAAAACGACTTGCCAACCAGTTGAGCAAGTTAGATCGTCGGCAAAATATTGTTATAAATATCAGTGCCGAAAATACTGGTGCCTTGTACGAGTTTACACGATATGGAAACACATGGCAAAGATTTTTAGACAATGTACGTGTTGTAGAAGAACAAAGGTTTGACATAGTGATTAGATCCGTAATAAGTAATACTACGGTATTTGGACTAGAACAATTTGCTACAGACTTTGAACAATACAAAATAGAGTATCAATTTTGTTATGATCCTGATTACCTAGCTGTAAATGTGTTAGACAGTCAGACCAAACAACAATTGATAACGCAATATGAACACAGCAAAATTGACATCAAGGATCAGCTGCTGACTGCACTATCTTGCAACAGTACTGTTGATCAACAAAATAATTTTATCAAATATATAACCCAGTTTGCATCAAGGCGTAATTTGGATATGAATGTTTTTCCTGACTCATTGAACAATTGGATTAATTGTGTGGTATAGTCGAGTAGTTGCTGACCTCAATAACATACCTGACTTCATTGCACACTTTGAGTCAGAATTAACTGATGCCAAACGTGACTGCAAGATTGGCGGCTTGGTAGAGAAGAACATCACTGCCTTACCGGGCATAACTGAGCACAGGTTCAACCAGCTACAAGAAATTGAAGCTGTGTTGAACTTTCTCAACATTCAACTACGCAAGATTCGTACCAGACATTTCAAGAAGTATCTTGAAGGCTATGCTCGTGCGCTTACAGCACGTGATGCTGAAAAGTACGTGGATGGTGAAGAAGAAGTTGTGGACTTTGAAACCATCATCAACGAAGTGGCACTGCTACGCAACCGGTGGCTGGGCATCATGAAAGGCCTAGATACCAAACAATGGCAAATGGGTCACGTGGTTCGCTTGCGCACAGCAGGCATGGAAGATATCACGGTATAACATGTCCGACAACGAACGCTGGCAAAAAGACCTAGAAGAAATGGAGATTTTTTTCTTCTTGTTCTTCTTGGAAGCCTGGGTGGCTTTTTGGTGGTGCGTTGAGCACATTGGTTAAATACCCGCATGAAAATCGTAATTGTCACTGGCGGGTTTGACCCGCTACATTCTGGACACATTGCCTACTTTGAAGCAGCAAAGCGACTGGGCAATAGATTGGTAGTTGGGCTCAACTCTGATGCTTGGCTCACACGCAAAAAAGGGCGACCATTCATGCCCATGGCAGAACGCCGAGCCATCATTGAAAACTTGAACATGGTAGATCGTGTGATTGAGTTTGATGATTCAGACAACACAGCAATAGATGCCATACGTGTTGCCCGTACACATTATACTGTACCTAACACTAAGTTTGTATTTGCCAACGGTGGAGATCGCACAGCCAACAACATTCCTGAAATGGTGTTTGATGATGTGGACTTCCAATTTGGTGTGGGTGGCGAGAACAAAGCCAACAGCTCAAGTTGGATATTGCAAGATTGGAAAGCACCTAAAACAGAACGTGCCTGGGGCTACTATCGTGTGTTGCACGAAGTAGGTGCCAACACCAAACTTAAAGAACTCACGGTGATGCCTAAAACCTGCTTGAGCATGCAACGACATGACCAACGTGCAGAGTTTTGGTTTGTGGCCGAGGGTGAGGCCGCAGTGTACACACTAGATGCAGGCACTGATCACGACCTGATTGGCAACTTCAAACAGCATGACTATGTGTGGATCAAAAAGAACCAATGGCACATGTTGTGCAATGAAACCAACACACCACTCAAGTTGATCGAAATCCAATATGGTGAAAACTGTGTTGAGGAAGATATTGAGCGTAAGAAATGAAACCAATTCCTGTGTTTGTGGGATACGATCCACGTGAAGCCATTGCATATCACACATGTGTAAATTCAATCATTAGACATGCCAGTCAACCTGTGGCTATAATTCCTGTGGCTCTAAACTTGTTTCGAGACTATGATGAAACACACACTGACGGCAGCAATCAATTTATCTACAGCCGTTTTCTTGTGCCACACTTGATGGACTATCAAGGCTGGGCCATCTTTATTGACGGCGACATGATCCTACGTGGAGACATTGTGGAACTGTGGAACTTACAAAATCCTTTCAAAGATGTCCTAGTGGTCAAGCATGATTACAAAACACGCATGACCGAAAAGTATCTGGGTTCAAAGAACGAAGATTATCCACGCAAGAACTGGTCAAGTGTGATATTATGGAACTGCAACAGTTTTCCCAATCGCAAGTTGACGCCAGAGTTTGTGCAAAACTCAACAGGTGCAGAACTGCATAGATTCACCTGGTTGGATGATGAGCGTATTGGCGAACTACCACCAGAGTGGAACTGGTTGGATGTTGAGTACGAGTGGAATCCCTTGGCCAAACTGGTGCATTACACCTTGGGCACACCATGCTTTCATGAGTTTGCTGACGCTGGCGACTTTGCAGACGAGTGGCACAAGGAAAGACTATTAACTGACTACTGTCAGCAGAGAACACAACAATGAACAACAACGAAGAACTAGCACCGCTGTTGCAACATGAACTGGACCTGGCACCAGCCGAAGTTAAAGAGTTGTTTTATGACTTATTGAAATATCGTGTGGACCCAGCAGGCGATTACTATGGCATGAACATGCAAGCACTGACTGAAAAGATCCGTGCCCTGGACAATCAAATGACACATGCCATTGACAGTGAATTTAGATATGCACAAAAGGGAAAAATGTTTGATCCTATACTAGAAAGTTTTACCATGGGATGTGGTGGGCAAATAACCACCTGGAGCAAAAGCGAACAGAGCATGGTG